CTTAAACTGGTCATCTATCTTTTGTGTACACACAGGACAATTATCATTTTCACTAAAAAATGTTAAAGACTTTTTATGTGTATCTAGGTTTTGTTCTATCTTTGTTTCAAACTTTGTTAGTTCTTTTAGTTTCTTTTCAGTAGTTTCTTTACCAATTAATTCTTTTTGACTTATAGCGATAGCTTCATTTAAAGATTGTAGTTTTCTATCATATATTAACTTATTTTGTTTATTTTCCTCTAGTTTTTTTAGCGCTACCGTCTGGTTGTCTGTTCCTTTCGCCTCCAGAGTTTTTAGATACTTTGCTTCAGTTTCATACTTGGTCTTTATTAGTTCGCATTGGTGGCGCACCTCCGTCAACTTTTTTTGAAGGTCGCTCTGTTGGGAACGTAATATTAAGTCCATAAGGCCAAAAACTCTAATATCAAGTATCTCTTCAACAACTTCTCTTCTATATCTTGGTTTCATTTTCATAAATGGTTCATACGAGGAAGAACCTAATAAAACAACTTGTATAAAAGACCTATAATTAAGTTTCATTATATTTTGTTCAAGATACTTTTGATAATCAATATTGTTGGCGTCTTGATTTAGTTTTTTACCATCACAAAAAATTTCAAATAAATTTGGTTTAATACCTCTTCTTACTTTATAAGATTTAGTACCAACATCAAAGTCAACTTCTACTATGCAATCACCATTATTGATAGTGTTGACCATTTGTTCTTTTTTAATTATTCTAAATGGTCTATTAAATAAGACAAAACATAAGGCGTCTAATAGAGTGGATTTACCACTACCATTTGTACCGACAATCAAAGTCATTTGAGACTTATCTAAATCAATAATAATTGGTTGGTTACCACTTGATAAGAAGTTTTTATAATTTAATCTTTTAAATAGTATCATTATTTAATTGGCTGTGGCCTCATTCTATCATATTCTTCAGGCATAACTCTTGATTCCATATGTGGTGGCATAAAGACACAATTACCTGATACACTAACTCTAGTGCCTTTAGTTTTAAAAGGTATAACACTATGCTCTAATAAAGTAGGAAATATCCACATTTCGCCAGGTTTTGGAACATAAGTAAGTTGATTTACGGTCCATTTTGGAAAAGACGCTTCACCATAATGAAAAGTTAATGCACCTGGTCCTACACTTCTACCTACATACTCGTCTCTTTCTTTATCTAAATCTGGTGTTTCTAAAAATATTACCCAAGTTACCTGTCCGTTATGTGTATGTGGAGGATTATACTCATTTTCTTTCATATAATTAATCCACAAAGCAATTAGTTCAAACTTATCTGTCCAATTTTGGTCCCATATTCTTTGTTCGTGAGCACAGGAGCCTCTTGAATAAGCAGACATATAAGGTTGAAATTCTTTTATAAACCACTCTTTATCTTCTTTGTTATATCCTCTTTGGTCATCTAATACACCAGCTAATTCTTTATTACCACTACCTGGTACTGCTTTCATTCCTCTTTCTTTTAATCCTTTTATAAGTCCTTCGTGTACTCTATATCTTGCCAAGTAAGGACCAAATACAGGTTCACTTACCGGTTTTATTATTTTATCTTCACTCATTATTCACTTGCCTCGCTATATAGTTCTTTTGCAAAAGTTTTTAGCTTTTGTTTATCTAGGTCTGTATTAACTTGGTCAATATAATTACCTAAAAATGTTAACGTATCTTCTCCTTGTTCAAGTATATCGTCTCTAACGGTTACATTTACATCTGACATATCTTCTATAACATCTATGGCGTGAACATTAATAGTATTGTATATTCTATCCATAAGTCTATTGTACATATCGTTGTCTGATTTAATTGATACAAATAATTTTACAAAACAATTATCGTATTCATCTAAATTAAATGTATCATAGTTAGTTTCTTTATCATTGTATATTATCTTCTTGAACATTCTAATAGGATTTGGTATTCTTGTTACCTCTCTTGTACTAGTATCAAAAATATGAAACCCTTTAGGACACATATAATCTGACCAAGTCATTTCGTATTGTGTTCCTAGATAATATATTTGTCCGTCATCTGACTTTTTATGAAAGTGACCAGACAAAACTTTTTCAAATCTTTTAAACATTGCCTTTTCTTGGCCGTGGTCATTGTAATGGCCATTATGCATTTCAAAACCTTTAATTTCTAAATGACCCATTGCAATAGGTGATGTACTATTCTTAATAGTTTCTACTGATTCTGTCTCATTATCATCACATATCCAAGGTATGAATAATACTTTTAAACCATCAAATTCTAATTCTGTCGCTTTTGTAAACACCTCTGTATTCTTACTAATCTCTAAATTTTGTAAAGCATTTACTTCATTGGTGTTCTTATAATAAGTATCGTGATTACCAATTATAACATAAGTTTTAATATTTAATTTATCTAGTTTATCCCAAAATACTTTTTTAAAATTATGTGCTGTATTGTGGTTTATAAACTTTCTTCTATCAACAACATCACCTAAATGTATAAGTGTATCTATTTTATTCTCTATTATGTAAGGAAAAAATAACTCATCATAAAATCTATTTTGATATTTTATAAACGCCGGGCTATCATTCCTGACACCAAAGTGAGTGTCATTTAACAATGCTATTTTCATTTACTTTTTTTTCTTTTTCTTTTTAGGTGCTAATTTAGGGTCTTCTTCTTTAGGTAAATTTGCTTTTAAAAATTCAGTAAATTGATTTTTGAATTCTCTGTCATCACCTGGTTGTAAAGTCATATCATCATAATTAGAATCAGCAATCATCTTTTGTTTAATGATTGTTTGTTTCTTTTCTTTTTGTATTCGCCTGACAAATGCATAATATATTATTTGTGTGAAATATGCAAATGGATTATTTGATTTATCTGGATTGAAATTATCTAGGTATTGTAAACAATTTTCTATACCATCAGATATCATATCGTCTCTGTAAGTATAGTTAATAAAGTTTGGTCTATATGATAGATGATTCGCTATTTTTAAGAAACAACTACCAATATAATCGGTAACAGGAGGTTTAGCTTGTTTTTTCCTCTTTGCTCTGTTAACGGACTTTCTATACTCAACCATAGCGGCTAAGAATTCTTTGTTGTTAACGTAATGTTCGGGTTTTGCTTTTGTTCTGGTCATTATGTCCTCATATTATATCAAAATTAAAAAAAAGTCAATGCTCGTTTCACACTTGACAATTGAAAAAATCGGTGTATAATGAGCGGTGTAGCGTCTTCAAGAAACAGAGTCTAGTGTATAGTTTTATTTCCGCCATCATCTTCTTCATCATCAAAATCTTCAAATATTTCTCTTATTTTTCTACTCTCTTCGTCTGTAAATTTCTTTTGTTTATATACAGATTGGTCTTTATCTGGCGTTTTAAGAGTATGATAATCTTTTTCAATCATTTGGTAAGACTTAATCATTTCTTGACTTGCGCCAGCAATCGTCATTATTTTATCTTTTGGAATAGTTATTATATTGTCAGGTGTAAAGTTTACCCAACGAATTAAAGCTATATAATCTTTGAAACCAGTAGGCGTAATTTGAGGTACATACTTAACCTGTAAAGGCCGTTGTAACCTTAATAGTGCCGAATCATCTGGCAATTGTTTCTTATTTTCTGGTAAATGACAAACTATATCCTCACCATTGATAAGTTTAATAATTTTTACGTTTATTTTATCTTTAATCTCTTGGTGCATTGCCTAACTCTATATTGTGAATTTCATAATCAAAGTCTTCACCGCTGTAAATATTTATCCTTTCTCTAAAATGGGCTAACGTATAATTTTCTTTGTTATTATACGATAGGTCATCTGCGACATCATAGAGAGTTGCGTGTGATTTATTATCTTTTAATCTTAAACCTCTACCTATTGATTGTAAATTTCTTATCCTGGATTTACTAGGACTAGCAAAAATAATGTTATGCAAATTCCTAATGTTAATGCCGGTAGAGAAAGTCCCATAACTCGCCACAATAATAGCGTTGTCAGACTTTTCTGTAAGCTCTCTAATAGTTTCTCTTCTTGAGGCGTCAACTCCACCATAGACGAAAGAAACCTGTTTATCTTTTGCTTTATCTTTAATTGCTTCATACAATTCCTTTCCGTGTTTTTCTACATATTGAAATAAACATAGTGTATTGCCTTGTAGGCCAGAGGCCAAGTTTCTAATATATTTGTTTCTCTTTTCATTTGCTACGATAAAATCCATTTCTTCTTGATAAGTTTTATCTTTTATGAAATCTCTTTCCGTTTTACCGTGGTTTAAGACCAAACAGAATATTTTGAGGTCAGCTAGTTTGCCTTTCTCCATAAGTTCCGTTGTGGATACTACCTTATTTACAGCACCAAATAGTCCTTCTAATACAAGTTTATGTGTTTTTGAACCGTCTAATGTACCTGTCATACCTACTTTATATGGGCACTTTACTAGTTTTGTCAATATTTTGGTCAATGATACTGCTTTAAATAAATGTGCTTCGTCACCAATTATCATTTCAAATTGAGTAAACCATTTTTTAGGCATATTATATATTGATTGCCAAGTAGATATTACAACTCTTTTATTTGTTTCTTTGGCGTGACCTTGATATATCTTATGTACATTTTTTTCTGGTGACCAACCATAATCTTTAAAGTCTTTAAATAATTGTTCTACTAATGAGGTTGTTGGTACAATAATTAATATCTTTTTCTTTAATCTTAATAAATTAAATCTAACTAATAGATATGTAATAAGTGATTTACCAGAGGCTGTTGGCGATAATAATAAACATCTATTTTTTTTAGTTGCATATATAAATGCCTCTTTTTGATAGTCTCTAACTTCTAGTGGTATTTTTAATGCTTCAATAAAAGCGTCAACTTTTTTTTCTTCAACTTTCGTGTCTTGTATTTTTGTGCCATCAACAACTTCTATTTCATTGTCAGCACACCATTTTAAGATATAAGGATATAGACCAACATATATTTGACCTGTTTGATAAGAAAATAATCTTATCTTTCCATCCCACACTCTATTTCTAAATTGTGGCATAAACTTAAAACCAGGCACTTCAAAAGTAAAGAATTCACCTAGGTCTCTTCTTATACTTTCGTCTGCGTCTATCTTTAAATATACGTCATCTTTCTTGTCTATAACAAGATATCTTAAATTGCTCATTATTAAATAGCGCCGCTAGTAAACTTACGCCACTCAATCGCATTTTTTATTGTGAAGGTTCTATTTGAAATTTGTCTAATAGTTCTATCTAAAAAATCGGTTGTAGTTTGTAAGTAATCTACTTTGTGTTTTGCACGTTGAATATCTACATCTGAATCTAGATATTTGTCAACGTCTTGTTTTAATATTTTTAAATTAAATGGTTTTTCTGCATATACAGAGGCGTCAGCCTTACCTGTATAATACTCCCATTTTTCCCTTTTAATTGTATGCAATTCTGATTCCGCCTTACTCAACATTAACTTAAATGTTGTTAAGTGTTTCATATATTTGTTGTGTAATTGTGGAGTTTTTAAAGACTCTAAATCTAATTCAGTCTCGTTTAGTTTTAAGTCTTTATCAACTTGTTCTTGTAGTTTTTCTAAATCCATAATGTATATAATGTATCATATTCACACTAAAATGTAAAGTTTAGGACACGGTTGTTGTAGTTGTTGAAGCGTTTTTAGCTGCGAATTCGTATAGTTTATATTGAAAGGTTACCGTCGCTGATAGATAGTCAACGTCTGTCGCCTGTTGTGTAAATTGTAGACCACTTAAACTAACAGGAAATACATTGTTAAATCTAACTTCTATATTTGCTCTATTTTTACTAGACAATATATTCAAAGTAGCATCCGAGAATACAGGACCTATAGGTTGAGCACCATACTTAACTTTACCTGCGTCTGTCGTCTGGCTGTCTTTTCCGTTCGTTGGAAAGCGGTCTTTTGCGGCTTCTACCAAGTTTGCGAATTGTGTACGAGATTTAGGAAAGCCTAATCCAAACAGCCATCCACTTATCTCTTGATAGTTTTCTAAATTTTCATCTACCATAAATGTCATTTCTAGGTCACCAAAAGATAACTTTTCTCCTGGTAATGGTATATCTGCTAAAGGTGTTGGTTGTTGTACCGTATTAAGACTTAAACCAGGTAGATTAACAGCTGTACAAAAATATTCTACTTTTGGTAACTTTAATATTTGAAATTTAAACTGCGTTGGTGACGCTAAGTCTAATTTAGTTGGTTGTCTTGATAATGCGTTTGTAGTTGTCATACTACTATTTATCCATTACGGAGAGCAAAAAAAAGGGGCGAATAAATCGCCCCTTTTCTGAAGTTTGTACTTCGCAAAGTAAAATTACATTAAGTTAGCAATTTGTACTTTTTGGTAGTATCTGTTAGAGTTAGCAGAACCAGCGTCATTTACTGCTGTAGCAGCACCTGAAATCGCACCAGTTTCAGCAAAAGGATTAGCGATTAAGCCATATCTTGTTTTGAAACCGATTTTTGGTTGGAATGTATCTTGACCAACAGCTCTAACCATTTGTAGAGGTACATATGGACAATAGAACATACCAGCGTCATAAGGTGAAGTACCTTTGTAACCAACAACGTAGAATTGTTTTGTTGCTGGAGAGTTTGCTGAATATGGGTCGATATATACTTTGTATCTACCGTTAAGAACACCTGCAAAAGTATTACCTGTGTCATCAACATTTAGGTTATTGTTAAGAGCTGGAGTATAGTCTAATACACCTGCCATTTGAAGAGCTGAGGCAACATCTGAAGAACAGATTATCATATTACCTTTACCTCTTCTTGTTCTCTGAGCGATTCTGTTTGCGTCTCTTTCCAATTGGAACATAAGACCTTTGAATCTCTCAACTGACCATCTACCATTTGAGTCTGTGTCTAAATCAAAGATACCAGCAGTTGTCGTGTTTGCTTGAGCGCCTTTTTCAGCGTTTATGTAAACCGTTCTAACTACTTCTCTATTGATTTCTGCAAGAATCTCAGCAGATAAAATGTTCGCAAGTTCAGTCTCAGCGTCTAAACCGTGGATTGCTTTAAGGTCTTGAGCAAGTTCCATTGTGTATTCCGCTTTAAGAGCTCTTGACTTAGCAGTTACCGTTGATTTCTCGATTGAGAAAGCCATTTCAGCAAATGCGTTGCCACTTGCGTCACCTAATGCTTCAGCCGCAGCTGTAGTCATAGCAGTACCTTTTGTGTAAGTACCTGGTGAAGAGTCGTTTAATACTGCTGGGTTAGTGCCCGAATGAGCAGTAGATGAATAACCATCTACACTTGAACCAGCGGCATTTCTACCAGAGAAATCAGTATCAGCTTCGTCAAACATTGCTTCTGCGCCTGTTTGTGAAGTGTATCTGCTTCTCATAGCAAATATAAGACCAGTTGGACCGGTCATAGGTTGAACACCTGCGATATCGTAAGCAATTAAATTAGGCATTGCTCTTCTTACCAAACTAATTAGGATTGGATCCCAGTTAGCGATTGCTGAACCAGTTGCGTTAGTCGGTGCAGCTTCTGATAAGAAAGCAGCGTCTTCTTTAGAAGCTCTTTCTTGGTTTTCCAAGATAACAGAGGTGACGGCACGTCTGTAAGAATCCGTGATTTTTGGTAAATCAGGATGCTCAAGGACTGGCTGCCATTTTTTTTCGTGAGTTTCGGATAAGTACATTATTTTTTCTCCCTTTTCCCTTGAATTAAGATATTTTAATATCTTTTGTTTTGCTTATAGCGGCAGTGTAAGCAGCCATTGCTTTTGATAAATCTTCATTTGAAGTTTCACCATCAGCCGCCACATCATCTAAAGACTCAGTCGCTTCTTTCTTTTGTCCAAAGTATGATTCTTTGATAGTCTCACACTTTTTCTTAAAGTCTTCTGCGTTTGAGTATTCAATTTCTTCAGCAAGTTTAGCAAATTTTTCTTTTTGAGTGTCTGCTAAATCATTTGCAACTTCAGCCATAACTTCGTTTTTAGTTTTGTCTGCGTTGTCTTTGTTTAGTTCAACATTCTTTTCAATTTGCTCGTTTAACTTTTTCTCTAGGTCTTCAATTTTAGTTGCTTGCGCTTCTAAAACGTCATACTTCTCATCTGGAACATCAATATAATGTTCAGAGAAAAGTTTTTTAAGACCTGAAATAAAGTCTTCAGCAATCTCGCCTTTAATGCCTCTTTCAAGAGCGATTTCGTTTTCTTTCATCCACTCTTCAACGACATATGACAAGTAAGAATCAACTTTTTCAGTTAACTCTTCTTTTGCTTTTGCACTTTCTTGCTCTAATTTGTTGTTGTAATCTGCATCCATTGTTTCAGCAATCTCTTTAACTTTAGAGTTTACTGCTGATTCAAAAACGGTTGCAGCTTTTGTTTTAAATTCTTCGGATAAATCATCTTGTCCGGCGACCATAGCATTCATATGCTCATCAACTTCCTCTTTTTTCATTTTGTAAGAGGCAGACTTCATTCCGTAACCTTCTTTTTTCTTCATCTTCTCGTCTTCGTGAGAAGCTTCAGTTTTTTCGGACTTGTCTTCTTTGTCTTCTTTTTTCTCTTTATGTTTTTTAAGAGCGTCAAGAGCTGCTTTTGGCATTTCGCCTTCTTTGATTTCTTCCGAACCTTCTTTAGTTTCTTCTTGCTCTTTTAACTTCGGCATAGGGTCAGCTGCGCCTTGGCTTTTTTGTTGAGCGTCACCAGAAACTTGTTTTACTTTTTTAGTAGCGTCTGGATTAGAATCTGTAGGTTTTACTACAGCTGCACCTAAATCCTCAGCATTATTCATACTAGCAATGTGAGAAGGTTCAGCCGCTACAGCGTTCTTCTTTGGAGCGTCTGCTTGTGGATTAGCACTAGCTTCTGCCACCGCTTCTTTTTCCAGAGCCTCTACTTTGTTTTCTGTCTCGGCCATTTAGAAATCTCCTTATTTAAAAATAAACGTTTATTTTCTTTTCTAATGATATTTATAATATTAGAGCTTTTTAAGAAAGGATTTAAACACTTCCGCCTTAGCCTCTGCTAATTTGAGCGCTTTTGCTTTCTGTATATGCTCTTTATATTCTTCAATATCTTTCTGTTTAATTACACCATTGTCCCATACCCACTCTTTATTTTCCATAATACCCTCTACGAAAGCGTCTGGAGCGCTTGGGTCTGCAACAATGTCAGCGGCAGTAGCTAAATAGAAGTCTTTTCCTACATAGTTAGCACCGTTCTTTGTAACCAAGGAACCCATACCTCTTGAAGATACTCCTAATTGAGCGCCTTCATCAATAAGATTTTTTACTATCTTACCGTAAGGTGTGTTCATAATCTTGGCTTCACCCATAAAATTTTTACCATCTGGAGTTAGAGCGGTTACCATATGTGATACTCTCTCTAAATTAACAACCGGACCATCAGGATGGCCTAGTTCACCAAATGCACGATTTTTTTGGATAAATTCTCTGTTATATCGGTTTACTTCTTTCGCAAGAATATCATTCTCATATATTCTTCCGTTTCTATTTTTGATATCTGATTGTAAAAAAACACCACGTATTTTGTAGTCTTTTTTACCGTTTTTTTCTTCAACAATATATTCTGCTGAAGATATTTCTTCCGATATTAGTTTCATTTTTGTCTCTCTCGTCCTTATATTTATAACAATTATTATCTAAACTCTGCAACAATTGTATAATTATCGCCTAAAGCAAAATTTTTAGTAGATAATAGTACATCACCAGTTGGTGTGGTTGCACTATTAACAATCTCATTACCTGCTGTTCTTAAATCCCAATAACCATTACCACCTAATATAACCATAGTTGCATTAGGAGTACCGTCCCATATTAACTCTACTGCCGATTTAGGGTTGGCTGAGTTAATTGAATACCATATCTTTGCAAGTTTTCTATTTGCGTCTTCGGTCATAAAAGTAACCTCTGAAGCGTCTATCTTTTTAACTAAATTCTCGCCTGTGCCGTCTGAAAAATTAGTCATCTTAACAACAAACTTTACGCCTGTTGTATCTGCTATTGTTTGTGTTGTTACCGTATCTGCCATTTCTTATACCTCAAATCCTGATTCTTTATGACACTCTAAACTTATGTTAAATCTTGGCACCGTAGAGTCTGCTAATAGTTGTACACTCTGCTCTGCCTCATCAACCAACTTTGTTTCAGTTGGTTTTAATCCATAATTACCTCTGCCACTAATATTTAATTCTTGTTTACCTAGTGTCAGTTTAACATTACCTGTTCCAAATATTTCATAATTAACATTTGCAATACTAATTTTAGGTTCACTAGTTGCGTTTGTTAATTTAGAAACATCAACTACCGTACCACCATCAGATTGAATACCTTTAATGTTTGTTATAACTTTAAAGTTATCGTCAACCTTATGAACAATTGACTTTGATTCAGTATCAGTATTATCAAACCAAAGTATTGTCATTATTGATTATCGTAATATGTTTTAGAAAGTTCACCACGTTCAACCGTTGTGCCTTTCTTTCTACATCTAATATAAACCTGTACCGTATCACTTGTTCCTGGTTTAGTATATGTTCTAATACCACTAGCAATTACTGAATTAGCACCGGCGGCTGAATCTGAATATGTATTTGAAGCCGTAGCCGCATTATCATATTCCCAAATATTATTTGAACCTGATACATCTACATATGCCATTATTCTAGTCCTATTTCCTTGTCTATGTAATTATACATTACATCTGTATTTACGTTATGTTTCATAGAAACTTTATCTATTGTTGTTTCTACTTCTTTAACAATGTCATCATTATCATAATCAACCGTATTATAAAAATCTGTTACCACATCTTTATGTTGAGGTGGCAATTCTTTAAATGTTGAAGAGTCAACAACGTCTTGTTTAATTACTTGGCTGACTCTCATCATTAGTCGCTGGTGCCTCTGCCGTTGGCGCCTCTGTATTTGGTGTAAATTCAATCTCTTGTCCAGTAGTGTCCATCATCTGGTCAGTTTTTGGCGAAGGATCCGTAACCGCTGGTTTAGGGTCGCTATGTGCCTCTGGTTGAATATCTGCAAATATTTTACCTGCAATATCTTGCCTTTGAGCGTCTAAACTAGTGGCAACCTTATCTCTTAAAGCGTCTTTAAAAGCCTCGCCTGCGCCTGCGTTATCTCCTGAAGATAACTTGTCCACAAAATCTTTAATTTTTTCCGTCATAATTTATTCTCCTATTTGATTTCTCTAGTAAAGTCATCACCACCAAATCCTGTTGGTACTGATATTATACCGTCATCAATTTCTTTCTTAATTTGTTTGTCAATATCCGATATTTCTCTATCAGTTTGTCTTAATACTTGTTTTCTGATAAATTCAACCGAATAGTATTTACCAACATAGTCTCTCATTGAATCTGCCAATCTCAATCTTTCCATTAACATTTCTGACTCTTTCAATTCTGCAAAGTGTCCATCTTGTAGGAAACTATATTGTATTCTGTCTCTTAAATTAAACCATTCTTGCTCTGCAATAACACCTTTTAGTACCAATTGCGTTCTTAATAAATCGTTAAAGAGTTCAGTAAATTTCTTTCTTAATCTTTGAACAAATTTAGTAAATTTCAATTCGTCTCTTGTTATTTCAGTTGAACGGCCTAAATTAAATCCTGAAGAAGACTCTAATCTACTTACAGGTACATTTAAAGAACGATATAACTTCGCTCTAAAATATTCAATGTCTGCAATCTCACCTAAATTAGCACCACCTGGTAAAGTATCTATTTGTGTACCTCTACCACCTTCTCTACTTGGTAACCAGAAATCTTCCAACATTGACATATAGTTTCTGTCGTCTCTGATTTCACCTGTTGTTGCGTCATAAACAAGTTTATTTCTATATCTTGCCATAACATCACGTAGATATTGTTCAGCTTTTACTTTAGGTAAATTACCTACATCAATTTTAAAAATTCTTCTTTCAGGTGCTCTTGCTATTCTGTAAATAACTGAAGCGTCTTCTATCATACGCAATTGATTTACAGGTTTAATTGCCTTATGTAAATAAGATAAAACCAAATTTTTATTTTGGTCTACAATACCAGACGGACAAAATGCTATTGCGTCTGGAGCAATTTTAATACCACCTGAAGTAGTATTAGATACACCTTTTTCGTTGTAGATAAAGTATTCTTCAAACTCATCAACAACCGTTAGACCATATGGTGTTGCACCATCAGGTCTTTTCTTTCTTATTTCTCTAATCTTTTTAATTTTTCTAGGGTCGATATATCTTAATTCTGTAATACCTTTTACTGGTGAATCTCTATCAATAATTTTATGATAGAAAATTCTGCCATCAACATACCATCTTCTAAATAAATCGTGCCCTCTAGTATTGAAGTTCATCAACCTCAATATTTCTTTAAATTCGTTATCTATTTTTGATTTAATTTCTTTTCCGTATTCTACGTTATCCAAGTCAAGCTTAACTGCATCCTTTAACTCATTAGCAACGATAGCCTCGTTTACAATATCCTCAATTGCCATATCACACTCGGGGTGTAATGCAATCTCTCTATATCTTCTAATTAGTTCCTGCTCATTTTTAGCAGTACCTTCCATATCAAGGTACTGACCAAAATAACCACCAGCGGCGACGGTTTGTGTACCGTCTTCCGCTTGTGGTGTAGTAAAGCTTTGTTTTGGATCCTGGGGTTTCTTAACCCTAGTGATAGAAAATCCAAATAATTGCGCCATTATATATCCTTACTTTTTATTTAATATTTATACTACTTATTAGGTAGTAGTATTACTTTCAAAATATTGATAAGCAAAGGTAACACCAAACTCTTCAACAGCGTCATTGGTGTCGTATGCCAAGTCAATTGCAGCTATTTCAGTCGGGAAAGCACCTCGTAAAGTGTACGACTTAATAGTTGCACCGTTTCTATCCAATTGGTCAACAAATGCGTCAACTTGATAGTCAGCAGGATTTGTTAATCCTTCACCATCTGTTGCATTGTTAATACCATTCGACCATCTTTCAAATGCGTTTCTTAATTTGAAGTTTGTATCGTTTAGTACCGTGATTGTCCAATCAGCGTATGTTCTATCACCAGCAATCTTAATTTGTCTGCCTCTAAAAGGAACCGTAAATGACGGTATTGTCATTGCCGGTAATTGAGTGCCTTTACATAAGAATGCTAGTTCCTCTATTTCGCCACCAACCTGTGCGTAACCAGGAAAAGGCATTGTAACCT